GTTTCGTGTGCCTATTGACCCTGATGGATATGGATAGTCAATTCTAGGCCTTATTATTAATTCATGGTTATGATAGTATGGCTTTAGCCAACGATACCAAAAATCAATATCAGGCACTGATTCATTAATAATAATTACATGCTTACATGGATTTAAGAATCGCTGAATACTTTCAGCTTGTAGTAACATTTGTTGAAAATCCCTATTGCACGTTACTGTAGCAAGATACATTATACTCTAAAACTTTCTCCGCATCCACAGCGGTCTCTCTCGTTTGGATTATTAAATTCAAAACCTTCATTTAATCCATTGCGGACAAAATCAATTTCTAATCCTTGAACATATACACAGCTTTTTGGATCTACAAATAAATCACACCCATCGCAATCAACTTTGATATCACCTTCAATAGGTGCGTCAACAAATTCTAACACATAAGCTAAACCTGAGCAACCCGTAGTTTTTACACCAATACGAATTCCTAGGCCTTTGCCTCGTTTTTGAATCTGTTGTCTTACTTTGTTATTTGCTTTTGTTGTTAGTGTTATCATTTCATCGCTTGTTTAGCCATCTGTTGTACAACTTTTTTGCTTTCATCAGGGGCTTGTTCACCACCTTCTGTTTGCCCTTTAAACACTACATTATCACCTTGTATGTTGGTAATGTATTTGTTCAATGGAGGGTTTTTAATCATGTTGTACAAATCTGACTTATCAATAATGATATCATTATCTCTGTAGTATTGCAAGAGTTCTGGAACAGTCCAATCTGGTTTAACTTTACCAGAATCAATTTCACTCTTTAGTTGGCTGGTCGTTGCAACCAAGCCAACTAATAGTGGACTAGTATCAAACTCAAAGAGTCTCATATTATCTTTTGGCGCGGCCGACAGAACCTAAATCTTCTGGTTCTTCAACATCCATATTCAAGTCAACTTCTTCTTCGCCACCGCCTGGTAGTTCTTCAGTGGCATCCATGCTGAAATCTTCTTCACCGCCCATGTCACCACCCATATCAGCACCCATGTCAGCGCCGGCGTCAAACGCTTCAGCACCACCTTGACCAGTGATACCATTTACGGCTTCTTTCATTGTACCTTGACTTTGTGTCAATGCGGCTTGCAATGAAGTTAATGCTTCCGTAGCTTGTTGACTGAAAGATGAACTCTCGTTCACACCAATTTCAGATTGAACTGAATCAACTAGTGCAGGTAATTCTTTAACTATCATGTCACTAACTTGCTCAACCATCTTCTGGATAGAGTCAACCATATCTTGTGCGGCAAGAATGGTTTGTGACTTTTCTACTTCTTCATTTTCAACAACGATACGTGGACGATGTGCGCTTAAGTAGGCAAATTGTTTGGTCAAGGCTTGTTCCATAAAAACTAGTTTCATGTATGAACCGTTACCTGTGCTTTCGTAGAACTTGTTTGATGCTTTAGATTCACTCATTAAGTCACGAACTTTACTGAGCATATTACGCACTTGTGCATAACTCATTCTGCTAACATCAATGGATGTACCATAGTGTTCTTTCAATGCTCTTTGAGCACTGTATACTGGTTGTTTGTCAAAATCTGTTAATTTCATAATTGTGGGTCCCAAGACTAATGTAAAGTATTTATCACTTTTGGCTTTAATGTGCGGTTTTTAATTTGAACTGATACTGTTGCCAATAGTCAGATTGCCCTACGTAACTTTCTAATTCCCGATACATTGTACTGCGCCTAAACTTATCTTCGTTCAATTTAGCTAGGAATATCAATTTATCGTCTGTTTTTTTTGCTTTTTTAAACAAATTATTATGTATATTTATTTGCACTTCCTCATTAGAGATGGATCTGTCCAACGTAATGATTCTGCTAGCTAATACGTATTTACCACGTTTATCAAAAATACACCAGCAAATTGCGTTTCTCATACAGGAAAATGAATGTACTAAATCTCCGTTTATCAAACATACATCTATGTCTGTTTTAGATTTCTTTATAACTTGGTAATTTTTAAATACAATGAAGTTATCTTTAGATGTTTCAAAAATAGAAATATCTTGTAAATCGGTCATTTCCTTTGTGGAAAGCATCCTATTGAATTTACGTTCTAGTTCAATATCATTCATCATTTTCGACCACCTTAAAATAAATGTTTCTAAGTTCAACTGAGCTATCCAAAAATTCGGGTAATTTGTTCCATGATGTATTTGTCTTTATCATTGGAACTTGGTCGCAATCTGAATACAATGATCCCAAATCATTTATACCATCATTGTATACACTAGCGTGTTGTACTGTGAAATCAAAGGTCCAGCAATTTATTTCAATATTTTCTTCTTCAAACAGAAAACCAAAACTATCAAAATCACTTAACTTAATCTTTGTTAAGTTAGGTGTAGTAATATCCTCAGGCTGTGAACGTAGTGATACTGCTTGTACGATTGTGTCAAAATTGCACTGGGTATTTCTTTTGTATAGCCATAATTCGGGGTCATCATCTACTCCGGGTCTGGAACGATTGATAACACCTGTTTGGGTGATATCAAATAATGTGTAGCAACTTATTTTAAAACTCATATGTATATTTAGAGGCAAAAAAAATCCGAGAATAAATCTCGGATTCGTTTGAAGTTAAACTTCTGATTAGCTTGCGCTTGTAGCTGTAGAAGCTAAACGGAAACCAACGTTTGTTACTGTAGCACCAGTTAGGTCATAACCATTAACTGTACCTAAAGCACGAACTTGTGCTTGTAGTGTAGCCGCTGTGTATGCGCCAACTGGATAAACTGCAACAGACATGTTTGTAACGTTTGCTGTAGCTGATACAGAGTACATCATAACTGTAGACAATTGCTCAATTGAAGTCATAACTTGTGCAACCATTTCATTAACACCTAATTGGTCTGTTGGGGCGGCGCCCAAGTCAAAACCGAAGAAGTCGAATGCTGGTCCGATAAAGTTAGTAGTTGTGCCGTTAGCCGCAGTAGATGGTGCTACTGGACCGTTTTGTACGTCCATTGCGAATACTGGTTGTGCATCGCCGTTTGTTCTTGTAAAACCTGCCATAATAAATTTCCTTTAAAAGTTTGAATCGTATAGATTCATACTATTATTTAGTCCTGGAACAAAAAAATCCAGGATTTGGGCTTATCTAGCGGCTAAATTTTGGCGACTAAAGCCCATTCTATCTACAAATTTGAGTCCGTTACTGACAAAACCCTCTTGGGTTTGAGTACCGTCTTGTAAATAGCCTTTGACAGGGCTTGCTTCTGCGGCTTTATTGAGTTGGTCTACGATAGCCATCTTCAACTGATATAAGCTAGCCCAGATAGTGAATGCACCAACTAGTCCTGCTTTATTAGTTTCTAGGTGCTGAGTCAACTTTGCTCTCATAGCATCAGTCATTGGACGACTATTAAAGTATTCCATGAATCCGTCTACTAGATTGTTCAAATCGCCGGCAACAATCTTTTTATTGATATATGTTGTAAATAATCCGCGGAATGTAGTAGCCGCTTGTGGTGCTGTATTCAATAACTGATCCACAGCAGGACCATACTTTTTAATATCAGATTGTGCTTTGTCAACTAATTTACTGCTTATCTTTAGTTTAGGAGTGATAGGCATTTTAGCAGGGACAATAGCTACATTGCTATTATTCTTTAAACTACCAATGCCACCATCTAAGGGACTTGCTTCATCTGTTGTTGCGGCATTTGGAGGAATGAACTGGTGTACAACAATAGCGGCTTGTTTGCCTTTAAATAATTGTCCTACTTCACTATTGGCTTCAACTGTGTATGCGATACCGTTAGGATTCGCTTTGAACTTGTACATACCGTTTTGGTCTTGTAGTGGTTGACTGAATAGTAAGTCGCCCCAGTAGTAACCCTTGCTTCTGTCTGACTTTTCAAGACCAGGCCAGATTTCATCGATTAATTGGTGTAACCCTGAGCGGTCAACGCCACGGGCTTGGTCGTACTGAACAAACTGTTCGGGACTGAATATTTGACGACCCGATAAGTCTTTCTTATTGAACATATGCTTGTCCATAATACTGAACTTACCGTTCGTTCCTCGACCAAAAATCAATGCAGGATATCCATCCCACTTGATAGTAACGGTCGCTGGATTTTTAACTGTATCAACACTTGCTTGAACAGCACGACTTGCCCCTTGAGTACCGTCTAAAAATATCAAATCCTCAGGATGGTCTAAATGTCCTTTAGCTTCTGTAATGGACAATTTATCAATCTTAGACTTTAATATTGCTAGGGATTCAGATAGGCTCATTCTTGCTGTTCTTTTTTAGTGATTTTGCAAATCTACTCTGATCCTTGCTTTTGATAGCACTTAGTAGCTTACGCTCTAGGATCTCAGCCTGTTCGGGCGTATAATGTCTATTAATCATTTCCAGTAAATTAATTGCACTGGTAATGATGTTATGGCCGCGGCTCTCAATAATGTGACTTGTATCACGGTTATTACCGATTGACTCTAATTCTTCCAAAAGGCTGCGAGTTTGTTTTTGCATGATATAGTATTTAGTCTTATTTCTTCAAACTGTTGAGTAAATTTTTAAGTTTTGAACCCTGTACATCTACTACAACCTTCTTATTCAATGGTTCTAGTATTTCACCAGTAGCTTGGTCAATAATAGGTTCGGTGGAAACTAATGTAGATTGTGCTTTTACTTGATTCATAATGTCAGTCGGACTAGGTGCAGGCCTGTATTTTGCTTGCTGATCCGCATATCCGTCAGGATCGCTGTCGCTAATACGCATTGTTTCAATATCATAGTCTAAGTCAATCTTCATACCAACACCAGTTGAACTACGTGACTTCATACATTGAATCTGATACTTGCCACGCTCACGCATACTACGACTTGTAAAGATACCAAACACATTATCTGCTGTATTAATCTTACTGATACCACCAGCAATGTGACTGTGGTCAAATTCAATCTCATCAACAGCACTACGATTCAACTGACTAGCTGTGACTAATAAGATTCCCATCTCTTTCGCTAAGTTGCGTAGTTCTTCTGCTACATACTTGTCTTTGATGAACTGGTCGTTAGGATTAACTTTAACACTGACAGGCATAACCAAGTCTAAGTAATCAACCATTACAAAGTCAATCTTAATGCCTGTCTGAATTTGTACTTCTTTTAAGTAAGCACGAATATCATTCACATTACTTTGTGCGGGCAATCCTTTAACACGATACTTACCAGACTTCTTACCTACCATCTTAACCTTAAGATCGGTTGTGTCAATATCTTTACGAATTGATTTAGTACCCATCTGTGTTAACATAGCATCTGTACGCAACGATGTTAGTTCTTCGCTCAACTCAAGTGTAATGTAGACTCCGCTCATCCCTGCTTGTAACCAGTTCAATGCAATGTTCATCATAACTAATGACTTGCCAGAACCAGAACCACCTGCAAAGATGTTGAGTTCACCTCGACTCATGCCACCGTATAAGATACGATCCATCTGTGGCCAGCCTGTACTAACTTGTCCACCTGCATTGAAGTATTTGTTAATACGACCTTTAGGATCAAAGAAGTAGTCTGTACCCATGTCTCGTTGTAAACTAATCTGTACTGCATCTTTGATTAGTTTCTCAACAGGGCTGAAGTCACCCTTCTCAAGTAAGTCTGCCGCTTTAAGAATAGCACGTTCAAGTTCTTGACGTTTAGTGAATGATTCAAATGCATCAAAGAACCATTCATTGTGACCGTCACTCAAATCAGGTATAGGTTCAATATCTACTCCTGTCATTGCTTTAATCTGAGTTACATCAGGTAAAACTTTATATCT